CGACATCCTCTAACTTCCGCGATAGTAATCATCCCGCAGCAGTAGTACACGCTGCCTTGTATTTCAATGTGTTGTATCGAACAGAACAAATTAACCTCTACTCTTGTATTATGTTGTTTGTTACCCCAACCTGATTTGATACTATTAGTCTGTTGAAGTTTGCCTGGTGATTATGCGTGACAAAATATTATTAGTTTAACTTATTGTGTGTGAACATATTAGGGCCCCTTAGTAGTATTAGATGTGATATTATTATTTATTTATTTCCCCACAAACAATTAAAATGGAAAGTTTTAGGCGAAGCTCAGCGAGCAATCGGAATTGTGTACAGGGGATTTTAGATGAGCCTGGGAACTCATCGACCAAATTAGTAGCGTTTTTCCAAATTATGACATCATCTGAATTTAATGAGATGTTATGGTTTGAAGTGTATGCTGATGGGACTGTTATTGCAGACCCATTTGATGATGCATTTACTTTGCACTGGGAAGACGACTTATATGTAAGTACTGGTACTTTAAGCTTTTGCTATGACACTTTGACAGTTCATGGTTATTTACCTCAAGTGTCATCCAATATACTATTGCGTAAGACATATGCAATTTTCGAGCATAATCATACAGTATATTTTAAAGCTTTGGGAAGTGTATATAAGTGTGAACCATATAATGAAGATCCAACATGTGATTTATTTTATGTGCAACCTCGAGGATTTTCTATATCAGATTTTATTTCTAGTGATATAGATGTGTGTTTAAAAATTACTATGGAGTCACAAGGTTTGCAAATTCAGTCTGGAACTGAAGAATATAATGAAGACTTATATACTGAGTACAAGTATAGTAAAAGTAAGGTTAGGCGACGATGGAAAAACCAACAATTAGTCTGTTCTAAGTTGACTAAGGTTAAAGAAGATTTAGCTGCTGCGAATTTAGGATCAAGAAAGAAAAATACTAAAAAATTATTTATTAAGAAACTAAAGTCTAACCATGTTAAACCGCAAGCAGGAAAAGAAGATAAGAAGATTGATACCAATACTATCGTGTCATTCTTTGAGAAATTGTTTGGTGTTTTTGCAATGAAGTATTATGATCATCCTATAATTACTGGATTATCAGCACTGTTAATGTTGTGTAAAAATTCGCTATCATTTATGTTATATGATAGTATTAAAGATATTATAAACAGTGTTAAAGATTGCAGTGGAACATTTAGCGATTTGTCAAACTGGTTGAAGACATTAGTGGTAGACATAGAGAAATTTAAAACAAATAAATTTGCTCAAAAGTTTATGGAGCTACTGTTAAAAATCTGGACAACATTATTGTGCCCTAGTATTCTGGTGGAATGGAGTGAGAAAATATTACATGGATCTTTATCAAAGATTTTTGAATGCTTTTCAGGCTTAGGCAATCCTATAGAGTGCATCATATGGGCGGTGACATATGTTGTTAATGGAGTTGATGTGTTTATTAAGGATGGAGTTATGGATGGATTTTTGAGCACCGAGACGCTGACTGATAGCCTATCAGACAGAGTTCGTGTCATTCGTCAAGATTTTAAACTATATGCTACAGGCGACTTAGAATTTATTAAAGGATATAAACATTATGGTTTTTTACATAATGTTGAACAATTGAGGAAAGATCTTCAATCCATTAGAAAATCAAAGCGAGGTATAGATTTAAAGTTAGTTGATGATTGGCTTAAAGAGGTTGATAGTATTCAAGTTGAATGTCAACGTGTTGAAGCTCAAACAGGATCAAGAATACAACCTTATCATTTCGTTTTAACATCTGGTTCTGGTATTAGTAAGAGCCATTTGTTAAAATTGATGTGTCATACAATAGCTAGAAGTAACAGTATACCTGCTACAGAAGAATATGTATATTATGTTAATCAAGCTAATAAGTTCCAATCCGGTTGGGCCAATCATAAGACCGTAATAATGATCGACGATTCAGCTGCTATGCATGCTGATGCTACTACTAGTGCGTCATTTTTGAATATGGCTGATTGGGTCTTGAGAAGCGATAACAACGTTCCGCACGAATTATTAGGTGCAGATATCAAGGAGAAAGGTACTTTATTTGATAGAGCACTCATCCAAGGATGGGCTTCAAATAGTTTTACGCAGGATTTTGAGAAGTATGCTAGATTTGCATCAGCAGTTAATAGGCGAATACACACCAAAATAGTGGGTGAAGTTAGGCCTCAATACTTAAAACAAACTAGCAGTGCTGAACACAGATCCACTAGCATAGACTATAAGAAATTATCCGAAGATGACAGAGCTAAAATAGCACCTGATGCGTGGACGTTTACATGTTATGAATGTGAGATAGCTGATCAAGGCGTTAATGTAAAGAGTGAATTTGGACAACCTGTTACAGAATATGATGCATTACACAGATGGGTGCCCATTATAGGGCCTGATGGTAAGGAGATGAAGGATAGAAATATAGAAGAGACTTTAAAGTTTTTAGTATGGCATTCATCTAATCACTATGCTAATCAGCGAGATGTTTTGGATATTGGAAAGAAAGTATATGATGAAGGATATTATTGTTGTCATGGCTTTCCTATAAATCTTAATTGTGATAAATGTATTGCTGATAGAGATAAATGTCCATTGTTGAAGATTTATGATGGTGCTTTAGAGTCTATTTCTGAAGAAGGAAGTTGTTTATCTGGAGAGGAAGAAGTTATTCTTGAGCCTGCGGAGCAGCTTGTTGATCTTGGAGATAGTAAAATCAATCACGACCCTATTGTGCAACCGGCTAGTGAACAATTACTTGATGATGAAGCTTCTAGAACGCTACCGGATTATAAGACTATTCCTATAGAAGAAGTTATTAGGAATCAAATAAACGAACAGCTTGATAGAGAATCATTTGTAGATCCGTACGAGCGAGCTACTATGTATTTACAAGTCAAACGCTTGTCTGAAGATTTGGAAAATATTAAGAATAGACTTGAGTCAGACATCTATACGGAGGTTCCTGAAATTAAAACAGAAGATAGTGGTGAACCTCGTTTACATAGTAATTATTCTTTAAGCTCAGCTGAAGAAGCAGTTAGTTTGCATTTTATGTCTCCTGGGAATGCTGATGTGATTAAGTGTTCGGAGCCTGATTTATTTGATTTTGATAAAGGGTCTATTTTATTAGCAGAAGATACTATTAAATATTCGTTGATGTGTCAGTCCGGCGTTGAGCGTAAGCGAGTTAAGTATTGTAAGAAACTAATAGATAAGATCCTAAGTATGAAGTTGAATGATATTGGTTCTAGAATATTGTCATCCAAAGATCTATTGGCAGAACTTCGTAGGATGGGTCATGCTGTGAAGAGTGTGCTGCAGGATTGGTTTTCTGGACTAGTATGTGACGTTATCTCCTACTTGAGTGATATGGTTTTTGAGTATGTTGAGCGGTTTTGTGAGAATCCATGGGCATTTATTCCTTCTTCTTTAGAAGATACCATGCTATCACACTATATGTATAGCACTCACCCCAAATTGAAGATTGCGTTGTGGAAAGATTATGTGCTCTATAAATTGAACTATTGGTTTGAAAATAGAGGCCGTCCTCCTTCACAACATATTTGTTGCTATTATAATACTAGATCAGCATATGTAGAACACGTTCGAACAAGAACGAGATTAGAAGACTATGAAGAAACGTTATATAAACCTATGAGCATGCGAGACTTTGCTCTGAAGGCTATATCACAAATTTCAGGTAGAGAAAAAGAAACCAAAATGGAGTGGCCAGATTTAATGCGTGATGCTATATTACCATTAGGTTTGTCTTACGTTGTAGTAACTTCTTTTATACCTGCATTGATTGAACAATTTTCTAATCTTTATTGTGATGTTCAAGTAGGATATGATATGTCTGTAGATGAAGTTAAAACAGCAGATCGCCAAGCTAAAGATGATTGGTATAAAGCAAAGCAGGAAATATTTCTTTCGAAACCTAGTGTAGAAGTATCTCGAACTTATTCTGAGTTAGAATCGGCTACTCTTAAGAATGTGTTTTTTATTAGAAATACCTGCAATAAGAAAATAGTTTCTGCTTTATCTTTTGCAAATCATTTTATAATAATGCCATATCATTATGTTCGTGAATCCTATGGACATGTTTTACAGTGTCTAAAGACTGAAATTTCCAGCTATGATTTGCCAGGTAATGCTATTATTGAATTCCAACTGTGTGAGAGGATGGTATTCAAATTACCAGGAGATCTGTGTGTAGTATATGTTGAGAAAGCAATGGATCACATGCGTACTAAAGATATACTTGATTCATTTCCCACTGAACGTATGTCAACTCCTGTAGTTGGACGTCTTGTTTATAGGAAAACATTGGGACAACCATCCAAATTGGATGCAACTAGTATTTCGTACAGTAGCGATGCTACTAATTCGACGGAGCCTTTTCCAGGATACTATTATTTTAGTGATAATTTCATGGGATTGTGCGGCGCTGTGCTAGTTGACGAAAGTAGGAAGGTATCTAGTATTTTGGGAATTCATGTGGGAGGTGATGAGAAAACTCGGCTTAGTGTTGCCTGTTGTGTGCTTAGACAAGATTTAGAGGCCTCAGTACAACACTTTACGAATGGATTACTGATCCAGAGTGGTTTAGATTTTACAAAATTACCCAATTATATTCCAAATATATATAGACACAATCCTTTCTTAGATACTACTGATAGGTTAGATGGCGTAGAACTTCTAGGTTCTGCTATTCAAAGATACTCATTTAATGATAAAGTTGTTTACACTCCTATATGTGATGATGTTAAGGCAGAATTTAAAGTTGATTACTCCTTTGTAGCGCCTCCTTTTAAATTTGGAGGTGACAAAAGACATGGAGTGAGACAACTAATACGAGCATATTCACAAAAAAACAACTGTCAGAGACATGAATATTTTACGAGTGGCGCAACAGGATTTGGAAGATCAATTTATGGCTCCTCTTAGACAAAATACTTATTGGCGTGATCAAATAAGAGCATTAAATGATTTCGAGATAGTGAATGGAGTTGTAGGAAAGAAGTTTCTTGGAGGAGTTAACATGTCTACAGCAATGGGAGGAGGAAAACAAGGTAGCAAGAGCTTATATGCTACCCAAGCTACTGATGGAGCGTGGACTTTTGATCCTTGGGTCCTGGAAGAAGTAGCACATTACGAGGATCAAATGGACAGGGGCATAATTACACCCGATATAGTAGTGCAACAACTTAAATTGCAAGCTACTGAAGAAGATAAAGCTGCTATAGGTAAGTTGAGATCTTTCTTTATGGCTAGTACTATTATACAATTAGTGTTACGTAGGGTAGCACTAACCACGTGTAGATATGCCTGTATGAATACTAAGTATACAGAGATCGTAGTTGGGATAAATGCTCATTCTACAGATTGGACCAAGTTTGTGTTAGAGATTACTAAGCATGGTAAGAATAGAATGATAGCCTTAGATCTTGCTAATATGGATGCAACTGTGATGTTTGAAGTACTTAGTGGGTGCATTGATATATTTTTTAAGCCATTTAATGAGGTATGTAATAAAGACGGAAGATATACTAATAGATTAGCAGTTCTTAAACATATGCTACTATTTCCGTTAATAGATGTTCATGGAGACTTGGTATGTATGTCAGGGCTGTTACCTTCTGGTACTCCTTTGACTTCTATGCTAGGTTGCCTTATCAATTCCACTTATTATCGAATGGCTTTTTATTATATGTATAATGGACCTAGAACGTTTGTAGAGCTTGTCACTCTTAGAGTCTATGGGGATGATTCTATTGCAAACGTTCACCCCGACGCGAATTTCTTTACCGTGTCAGCAGTACTTAAAGCTTGGGATGCTTT